CCATGATGGCCTTGCGCAGGAAGGACCCACGCTTGAGGTTCTGCATGTTGATCGCGCTGCCCTTGGCTGCCGTCCACCGGCCTGTGGCTGCACCGTAGTAGCTCAGGGGCACCGGCAGGTTGCCCCGGTCAGCGATGTCGAGGAAGCGCTGTGCACGTGTGCGCTCACTTGTGCTCTTGACCTTCAGTCGCGCCTCGCATAGAAGTGCAACGTCCTCATTCTCGTGATTGAGTAGCGCCTGGAATAGCGCGTCATTCTTTGCAAGGGCGAGAGCTTCTTCGCCCGTCGTTTTGCTGATCTTCGTTGGCGGCTCGACGCCCAGAGCTTTGAGGGCTTGCGCGAACTGCGGGTTTGACGCAAGCGTAGCCTCAACCATGCCGAGCTTCTGTAGAAGACCTTCACGTGCAGTCCTTTCCTCTTCAATCGCCTGCGCCAGCATCTCCTTGTCAAGCTGCAGCAGCGGGCGTGTGTACATCTTGAGCGTCATGTCGATGAGCTTCAACTCCTTGGTTGGGTAGCCCTCGATCAAGCGCAGGAAGATCTGCTCACACAGGTACGTGTCGTGCTTGCAGTAGTCGGCAAGCTCCTGTTCAACAACGAACGGGATGCTCTCCAGCATGCCATCGGTTGAGTGCACCGCCTTGCCCTTGGGAGGAAGCTCGAAGGCTTCAGCCAGCGTAGCCAGACTGTTGCCCACCTCCACGCCACGCAGGGCCCGGGCCATGCTGAGCGTGTCGAAGATGAACGCAGGCTGCACGCCGTAGACCCAACTCAATATCGTTACATCAAATTGTGCATTATGCGCAAGGACTGCTGTCCGTTCCCAGTCGAAGCTGGCTGCCCAGCGCCTGATGCGGTCGCTCCTCACCCACACCGGGTGCTCATCGGTGCCCACCTCCTTGTAGCACAGGCCCCAGGCTTTGAACCTGGGGTCACGCACGTACTCTTCAGTGGTCATCTTGGACAACGTGTACTCTGACCGAGACCATGCAGTCTCGAAGTCAAGCACGATGATCTTGTCGTACGGTCTCAATGTGTTTCTCCCTTGCGGTGCAGGTCGTTGGCGACCATGTTGGTGATGAACATGTCCGCAGCTTGCGTGAGCATGTGCCCCGTCTCATCGAGCGTGGCGTTGACGCCCATGACCTTGAGCGTGTCTTCGTTCTCGACCAGCAGGAACACGCCGTGGTTCTTGCGGTTTAAGAAGCAGCTACCCACCATGAGTATGGTGCGCACGAACTGATCCGCTTCGTCTGCAGGAAGCGCAGCTATACGCTCCATCATCGCTACCATCTCGATGCGTTGATTTAAGCTGTCGGTGCTTACTGTGCCCATGCTTGCCTTTCTGCGAACCACTCTTCCAGCAGTTCAGTTGTATCTTCTCTGATCACCATCGCGGACCCACCGGCACGGTGGATGTCTGCCATCTCACGCTCTTGCAGGGCAGTGGGCTTATTGAATCCGGCCTTACATTCTACACCCAGGAACATCCCTCGGTAGCACACGATGATGTCAGGTATACCTGCTCGACCGTAGCCATTCTGTGCAGGAAAGAAGTAGTAACCCTTGTACTTCTTGATGATGTCAACGCATCGAGCTTTGACTTTACTTTCCGGTGTTGCCATTTGCTTCTTCCACTTCGATGAGTTTTTGAATATAGTGTGCAGCCTTCTTCAGGTCTTGCACGCCGCCCTTTGAGCGCCAGCGGGACAGATACTTGACAGCGTTGCCGTCTAAGTAACCGAGGTTCCAGTCGAGGATGACGTCCCAGGTCTCAAACATATGTTTCTTGTAATGGTCGCCGCCCACTTGCTTTTCGTTTGCCGCTGCTGTGTTCAGCGCAGGTCTATCACGTGCAGGTAATCCTCCCGGGAGACCGGTGAGCGCTGCTTGTATCATGTGGTCCATGTGTTTGCTTTCAGGGTTGGTTATTAGTGAGGGGGGAACACAGATTCCCAGCCCCCTCGGTTCTGGGTTTCGGAGGGGCAGCACACGCCACAAAAGTATGTAGCGGGCAGCGTGTACTGCGCGGATCATCGGCTTCGCATCTGTGAGGTTAGAACCGCGTCCGCAGCTATGCAACGCCCGCTTAAAAGAGTGCTACGCCAGCGGCGCAGGCTTCTTGGTATTTGGACTTGGGTTGTGCTTTGTTGATGAGGACTCGTCCTTCTTGGTACGAAAAGAGGAAGGGCCAATCTTTGTTAGGGTTTCGAGCGTGTTGAAACGGTGCAGGTTCGCACACTGCCTGCGCCTCCAAGGACCACGTGTCTCCAGGACTTCCGTCCAGGCATTGCATTCGGGACATTTCACAAGCCCCCTCTCCATTCAAAGACGCTGTTTGCCACCGGCTTACGCACTAGCGCGGCCTTGACGGGCTTGGCCTTCACACGTAACACAGGAGGTTTGCTCATGGTCAGGTACAGACCGCGCCGAGCGCCGGGCAGCAAGTTGACAAGGTGGTTTGACTTGACGAGGTTCTGGACCGCATAGCGGGCTTGGTCAGGCCGATCAACGAAGTGCTGTCTGATCTCGCTCATCGTGCGAGCGTGACGGCAGTAGTCCAGCACCGCTGCGGCGCGTTCTTGGACGAATCTCATGCGTTGCGCTCCTTCAGCGCGGCCTCGATGGCGCGGTAAAACTCAACGTCTTCTTCGCCGCCGTTTGCCTCGACGAGACGCAGCGTCTGACGCACAAGTACGCGAATCTCCTCCTCTGCCAGCCCTCGCCACTCGCGGCGGGGTGGGTGGATGTAGAGGGGTTCTATCGCCACCACATTGACGCTATTTGACGGCTCATACTTGGTTAAAGCCCAGTCCGTTTCAAAATCTTGGTTTACCAGTGTTTTGAAGCGCCACGCCACCGGCTCCTGCTCCGGCTGCTCCAGCGCGGCGCGGAGAACGGTGATGGCGTCACTGCAACGCTGCCCGCGCACAGGATCAACATGCCAGTTGAACAGGCTTTCCAACGCCTCCAGCGCCTGCTTGGCGGCGGTTCTCAGATCACTCATTTCATGTTCCTTCCAATCTCAGCCGCAGCCCTGACGATGGCGCGGCGGGTGGCGGCGTAGGGACAATTACCGTGAAGCTCGACGATGTGCGCGTAGTCGGCTGGTGCTGCGCTATCCGGTCGAATGATTGTGACTGCCACACAGGTAGGCAAATCGTCCGAATGTTGGGTGACATCAGCGTTCAACTTCACCATCAGCCGCAGCGCATCGCCGTCGTCGGTGAGGGGGTTCCAAACAGTCGGCGGTTCGTTTCCGTCTAGAAGCGGCTCACCGAATTCGTTGAAACCGTACATTTCAATGACGGAGTCAAAACCCGCCGCCTTCGCAGCAGCCTCAAGTAGTTCGCGGTCAGTAGCCATGTGGTGTGCTCCCTTCCATCCATCCCGGCTTCTTGGGCAGCGGTGCCCAGCCGACGTACCCGCCAACACCGGGTTGGTACTGCCCATACACCGCGATCCCACCTTCAGTGAGAAGCTGAACCTTCGCGCTGAGTGGGCAGGTATGTAACGGCTGCCAGAAGTAAGTCTGGTCCACCGCCACTGACTTGTCGTTGTTTAGTTTGACGGTCATTGCTCCCCCATGCCCATCATGTGCATAGCCTTACGCACAGCGTCAGACAGGTCGAGCCAGTCGTTCCAGCCCACTACCTGTTTAATTTCCACGCGGGCCACGATGCCGTCCACAGCTTCAACCGTAGCAACAACATGGCCGTGCATCTCTTCGTCATAGATCTCAATCTTGACGGGGTTCACAACGAGTTTCATAAAAACCTCCCTGCAAGATACGCAACCATGATGATGCTGAGACCTACAAGCACAACACCAATCACGAAGCTGATGACTTCCTTGACGATGTACTCTTTGCTGTAGAAGTTCGGCTCTTCTTCCTGACCGATCTCAGTGCAGCATTCCGCTGCCTCGGGATAGCGACCCTGCTGGTCGCAGCCTTTGGGTACTTTGTTCACTGAATCCTCCTAACCTTTGTTGCGAGAAGCCAACGGTCACCCAGGCGCAGGACGCTGCGAACCCAGGCTTTACGATTGTGACGGGACAGGTGCGCAGGCACCAGTGGGGAGTTCCATAACTCCCGTGAATGTCGGACGAGTTTCTTTAGTTCAGTCATGTGCTTCTCCTCAGTACGCAGCGAAATCAGCCGCACCAGCTTCGAACCCATCAGCATACGCCTTGTACTCGTCAGCGTAGGTTACCTGCGAATACGGGTTCTCTTCAACGCCTACAACTCTACCAGCATGGTAGCCAAGCGCGAAGGCTTTCATGACAGCGGGTGTGATCTTTGTGTATTCAGATGTGTTCACGTGCTTCTCCTGAAAAGTGTTTAGACATGAAAAACGCCCTGTCGAAACAGAGCGTTGAGTGCAGAGTCAGGGACTCTTAGGCAGTGCGCCAGACACGGATGCCATCCGACATAGTAGCGGTCTGGAACGCGCCTTCGTACTGGGACAGGAAGACCTTCTTCGCCATCAGGAACTTACGACGCCAGTTGGTCAGCGCACGCTTGTCGTTGATGTCGCAGGGGATCAGGAAGCTGTCACCGATCTGCATCTGCTGCATCGGGAACGCAGTGGGTGCACGGCCACGCGCACGCTTGGGGACAGGAACGCCGCTCTCTACAGTGAAAGTCATACAGACTCCAAAAAGGTTGATGAGGTGGGGAGTATCCGTCCCCACCATCGGGATGTCAAGCGCTTTACAACGCACGCAGACGGATGACCTTGCCCATCTTCTTGCCATGCGCCACATAGGCAATCACAGGAATCGTCGGGTCCCAGCATGCGCGGCACCCTGAGCACTTACCCTCGTGCTCGTATGCTTCACACACCTGCACCCCTTCTGGTGCCTCGGACTTGTGACTGATGATAGTACTCCCGTGAATAGGAGAGAACTCGCCACTCACGCTGTCGCTGCTGAAGCGCACGCTGACGTTAGGCAGCGCACGCATGGCCTCGAACACCTTGGCGTACTTGGGGAACTTGTACATGCGCGTGGGTAGCCAGTGCTGCACCCATGGCGTGAGCGTCATCACGTCAAGCACCTTGCGTGCGAGATCGAGGGAGTACAGATCGCCGGAGTCAAGCCAGCGGAAGTAGTCCTCATTGATGAGCGCGAACACCATGTCGGGCACCCAGTCGTCGCGCTGCCAGTCGTCCTTGTTGAACGCACGTGGGGCCTTGACGTTGTCGAAGACGTAGTTGCCTGTGGTGGCATAGCAACCCTGGCATGCGGCTACTAACTCGTTCTTGTGCGACACGCTGCCTGGGCATGTGTCGAGCGCTTGCAGACTCCACGAAAGGATACCGTCGAGCTTGCTGGTCTTGCTGAGTCGAACTGACATAGGAACCTCCAAAAGAAAACGGGGTCAACCGGACCCCGAAACGGAAAGAGGACATCGCTGTCCTCTTTGACACTGGTCGATTTCTCCTTATGCCGCCAAGGCAATGTCCAGGGCACGCTGCTTGAGGTCAGCGCCCGGGCCCCACAGGGCTGCGGCTGTGCGGTTCTCGTCGTTGCGTGCACGCACGTGGTGGTCCACGTACTCGGTGGCTGCGTTGAGCCAGCCGAAGGCTGTCTCGCGTGCAGTCTCAAGCGTGCTGCCCTTGCCCCCACCCTGGAACAGGGACATGATCTTCGTGAACCCGGCAGAGTCACGTGCTGCGTCAGCGTCGCGTGTGGGCGTGGTGAGCAGCAGCGTGGTCATGTCCTCAGCCAAGCGTGACTCCACCTTGATGGATGCCAGCTTGCGGCTCATGTCCATGAACGCGCCGAACTCTGCGTGGGCAGACTCGATGATGCCCCGGCACTCCTCGGCCTTGAACGCTGTGCGATGCGACACACGGAAGGACGATGCCCCCTTGGATGCCAAGCGCAGCGTGTTGTTGCACACCACCCGTACCGTGGTGATGCGCCCCTCGGTGGCGAGTGAACCGTCAGCGCTGGTGCTGAGCAGGACATAGGGCACGATCTTGTCACCCTCGCCCACGAACACGCCGTCGGACATCTTCGCCGTGGCGAAGTAGCGCTTGCCTCCGAACAGCACGCCAGCAGACTCGATGGTGCAGGCGTTGGCCTGCGCCCACTCACGGAAGAACTCCAGCACCTCACGGGGTTGCACTACCTTGTACGAGTCAGACACCACACCCAGGGGTGCGCCGGTATCGGAGCGGAACAACACCAGTTTGTCTTCGAGTGAGCGAAGCGAGTGCAGCGGAGCATCCGGGGTAAGACGTTCCGTCGCATAGCGTACGGTCGCACGCTGTACCTTGTACTCCATGCCTGCGGCGGCAGCCCAGGTCTCGATGTCCTGCCCTGCGGGCATGAGTTCACCCAGGCCATGCCACTCGCGTTGAGTGCTGGCGTACGAGGCACGGTTCAGGGAAGTGGTGTCGATTTGATGAGCCA